ATGTTCTTAACAGAGCAAACCTTGGTATGGAAGTTATGCATGAAAGAAATGCACACAACTTCCCACTAGACCTTGCTTCTGCAGAGACTAGTGAAGTTGCACTTGTTGCTCCTTCTATCGGTTAAATATAACTGACCATTACAAAATAGATAAGACCCTAAATTACTTTAGGGTCTTTTTTAATGTATGGAATTAGACGAACAGATAAAATTAGGACATCTTCTTCTTGAGGAGAGAGTTTGTAGAGTCTGTAAGGAGCGTAAAAACCTTTTACAATCTTTTTATCGTATTCGCAAAAACATGAGTCTTCTATCTTCTTATTCTTATGAGTGTAAGGATTGTACTATAAGGAGAATAACACAAAGAAGAAAATATAATCCTAGTTCGGTTGACTGGTTATATCCCGACTGGTAAACTAATCTTATCTCATCTAAATTACAAATCAATGAGAACACAAAACAAAGAAAATTATTATTACTTTTTTTGGGTTATAGCAATGATTGCTTTTATAGCACCTCAAGTAATGACTGCTATAGCATATCATAGACTTGCTGAAATACTCAGCAAACCAATACAGGTGGAATTAGTATCACCATTAAAATTCAGGTTATAAAAAATGTCTTTCTTAATAGCAGTAATGTCTTTTGCAAATTTTGTATTTTGGCCACTGGTCATAGGTACAATTATTGCATTTGTTATTGAGCAGATCCTAAGACAAGTAGGTAATGCTTATGATCCTGTAGCAGTTAAAAAAGTTGATGTTGCTATGCGTGTGAGAAAGTATTTTTGGAGACAAGCTTGGTTATTTAATATAATATGGTTTGTATGCTATGCTATATTATTATTTGTAATGAGACCAGGGCAACAACCAATGCCCGATATGATTTGGCAAGGATAATTGACTTTTATTTCATCTATGATATAGTAAGATCAGTTAAATTTCATTATGATTATTTTATCCTATCTTACACTTGGTGTGGTAATTGGAATATTTGCTACAGTTCTGTTAATGAACTGGTATAATCCACACCATTAATATATACTAACGTATTACTTACAATCTTATGCACGGAGACCTAGAACCAGAAGAGCATCATTGGCCTGAACCTGCTCATGTAAATGATATATGGGAAGACATGGATCGACTCAACGCATTATATGAAGAGATGATGTGGCCTCATGATGATGTATTAGAATTTGTTCCTGATCATGAGAATAGTAGAATCATTATCAGAAATAGATCACAGGAGGAAAGAAATGCAAAACAATAATTTTACAGTATACTCAAGGGATGGATGTCCTTATTGTTCAAAGGTAGTAGAAGTATTAAGGTTGACAGGATTAAATCATGTGGTATATAAATTAGGAGAGGACTTTGATAGGCAATCATTCTATGGTCAGTTTGGGGAGGGGTCTACTTTTCCTCAAGTAGTTGTAGATGCTACTAATATAGGAGGGTGTACTGAAACAGTCCAGTATCTAAAGGAGAAGCAATTAGTCTAATGAAAGATGATTTTGAAAATGTGTATGATATGCTCGAACATGCTATTGAGTATGCTTTCGTGGGTAAAATGCAATTAAAATTTTATCAATTTTTAGAATATCGTAAAACAAAGAAGGTAGAAATAGATGCCTTTCTTCAGAGTTCTACTGCAAAGGAGATCTCTGATCAAATATTGGAATTAGAAGAGTATATTAAAGGAGGTGCAGACAGCGATCATAAACAATTGAGGGAGGCATATCATCACATTCCCAAACCTCAAGCAAGAAAGATAAAAAATTATTTTTGTAGTATTCTTGAAGATGCAGTGAGGTATCAACATGACCGAAGACCAGGAAGAAGAAAAAAAGGTTCTAAATAAAGACAAATCCCTTGAGATTAATCGGGGATTTGAATTATTACTCAGAAATAGGAGAAGAAAAACCCAAAAACCAAAAACATTTCAAGTAAAATTTGGTAACTTAATTTCTTTATGGAATAGAGAAATTGTTTTTCATTTTGATTTTTACTTGGACATCCGAAAAAAATAAACATTCTCTGGAGGAGTGCCATGTCAGAAACACTTGTAGTAACCTTGACACTTATGACATTAGTGTCTATCCTTGCAATATTAGTAGGAGGTATGATAGGATGGATGGCAAGACAACATTCATATGAAACTACTCCACCAGTAATCTACACTCATCCAGAGATGTTTGATGCAAATGGGAATGTTCTTCCCGATGAAATCTTAGCCCTAAGAATTGAAACACATGACAACACCGACGAAGAAGATGACGACTAGGAAGACTAAAGCAACTAAACCTAAGTTACCAGCAGCTTCTAAGGCAAAAAAAAGAACAGTTAAAGCAGCACCTGCTGTAGATTCTTTACCTACTAATCCTTTCGTATTTGAGGTATTAGATCTTGCATCAAAGCAGCATTCTGTTGCTAAGAAGGTTCAAGTCCTAAAGCAATATGAACATGATTCTTTGAAGATGGTTTTTATATGGAACTTTGATGATTCAGTAATTAGTATGCTCCCACCAGGAGAGGTTCCTTATGGGGATTTGAAGGAGGCAAATGTATATAAGGGTACATTATCAGATAACATTGCTAAAGAAGCAGCAGGAGGTGAATCAGCGACAGGACAAGACCTTAATGGTAGAGGTAGAACTTCTTTAAGAAGAGAGTATCAAAATCTATATCATTATGTGAAGGGAGGTAACGATTCTCTTACTACATTACGTAGAGAGATGATGTTTATTAATCTTCTTGAGGGATTGCATCCTAAAGAAGCAGAACTTCTTGTTAAAACAAAAGATAAAAAGTTAGAAGATTTATATAAGGTTACTTGGGATAATGTTAAGGCAGCATATCCTGATATTCAGTGGGGAGGTAGGTCATGACGACTGAGGCTAAAACTGAGAAGAAATTATTAGAAGAAAAACCAGAAAAGAAGTTTGATACTTCTGTATATTCTTGCGAGATTATTTTAGAAAAGACTACAAAAGAAAAGTCTGTTGATAGGCAACTTCCTACTGATGCTTTTAATGTAACGTATGTTGTTGATGGTAAACAGCATTTAGATGTAACTCGTTCTGAGAAGATGGTAAATGTTTTTGATATGTATTTTGATAGGTATGGGAAAGGTGCGGTTCAGAGAATTGATTATGGTCATGGGACAGTAAGACCTAATCTATGGGGTGCTAAAGTACCTGCAAAACAAAAGAAAAGGAGGAAGTGATTGTGTCATGAGTAAAAATAAAGACAGGGATGAGATGCTTCGCTCTCAGATTAATGATATCATTGAAGGAGAGATACAGAATGGAATCAATGATTACATAGAAGAAAAAGAAGAAACAGAAAGTAAGCAAGGAATGGGATTTGTTAATTCAGAGAAATCAGGTAAATTAAATGTTAAGGTATCAAAGAATGAAGTAGATAAGATTCTTAAAGAGTATAAAAGGATTAAGAAAAGTCAACAATCCAATATAGGACAGGTAAAGAAGATGGGTTTAGTTGATAAGAATGGAAGACCATTATGAGTAAGATTGATACACAAGGGATGTCTGCTCCTGCTGATCCCAATTATAAACCAAGTGGGAAACCACAGGAACATAAACCTATGATGATCTATCCTCATAGGTTACACACTCCTGAGATGGTTAAGGAGTTGAAGATACTTATCAATGAAGTATTGGATGAGAGAGATGGTAAGAGAGGTAAATCATACTTTGATAGTGATAAGTTTAAGCATCGTATTAATGAACCCGAACCACCTTATGAGAGATGGGAATGATTAGAAATTGGATCAAAGGTATCATTAAAGAAGCACTTGAAGAGTGGGAATCAGAAGTTTCTTATCTTGGAAGACCAGAATATCAGTGGAATGGTGAGAACTGGGTTCCTAAAAAGGATGATAAATATCCTACTTGGACATTAGATCAGTTTCAAGAATGACTAAGAAACATAGTTACAAGAATCCTTCTAAGGCAAGACATGATCTTGCTAAAGTAGAGGCACAAGTTACTGAAGGTAAGAAGTATTATGATGAGCAAGGGTGGGAGATCTCTCCACCCATAAGTGATAGAGAGTGTATCTTTCGTTGTTTAGAGAACTGTCAATCACTTGCTGGGCTTGATAAGAAACAGGTGCAGCGATTGATGGAAGACTTTAAGACTAAGAAAACAGAGTTTATAAGAAACGAGGAGTATCCAGTATTATGAGATTAGGAATTATGTGTTCTGGCAACGGAACCAACTTCGAGAACATAGTTACAAATCCTATATGCAATAAGCATGAAGTTGTGTTGATGATACACAACACTAAACAATGCGGTGCTGTTAAACGAGCAGCAAAATTTGGAATTCCTCATGTAAGGATTCCACATAAAGATGAAGATAGAATGATAGAAATGTTTAAGGTATGGAGAGTTGATCTTATAGTTCTTGCTGGATATATGAGAGTGATTAAAAATCCTGCTGCTTTCCCTGCTCCTATAATTAATGTTCATCCTTCTTTACTTCCAAAGTATAAAGGGCTACATGCAATAGAGCAAGCGTTAAATAGTAGTGATGATGTTACTGGTTGTACCGTACATTATGTTAATGATGAATTGGATGGTGGTGAAATAATTCTTCAAGAAGAAGTTCCTATTTTACCAGATGATGATATAGTTTCCTTAACCAAAGCCATTCAGAGAAAAGAGTATGCAATTTTACCACTGGCCATAGAACATGTTAAGCACCAATTACAGATTAAAACTTACTGATATATGTTGTAGAATGATTACTACTGATGGAGTTCCAGTCACTT